ATGTCAATGACCTTGTTTCCGACGATTTGCCACCTGGAAGCATATTTGTGGCATCTGCAAAAGGCTACAAGAATCATTTGCTCCTAGATATAAGCATTCCGGGTGATGTTCAAGCGTACTTGGACAATAAAACCCGTACTGATGGATTCTTATTTATCCGCAAAATTTTATCGGTAACTCAATTGAGGCCGTTGGATACAGCATTGTTGATGTGGCCACCGGTCAGGCGCTGATTCAATCTAAGCTTGCAGCCGGGACAATTAACCCCAAAGCCGTCAATATCGGCTCTTATTTGGTTTTGTTCTATGTGGAGTCAAACACCCTAAAGGCTCAAGCGTTTAACTCAGCGTCACCCCTAAGCGCTCCCACTGCGTTTACCGTGGGGGCCCTAAACTCAAACGGAATTTATGACGCCGGGGAGATCATTAACGCATTGGGTGGGTCTGATGGCGTTATTATTGCCTATACCAACTCTTCAAACATCATTAATTACCGTGAAATCGATTCAAGCTTGGTGTTGGGATCGGTTCAATCTTTTTCGGATAATGCTACTCGGATTTCAGTGTTTTTGAACAATCCAAGCCCCACTTTGGTTCGAGTTGCATATTACGATGGTACTGACGTTAAAGTGATTCATGACACCTATCCGCTCGGCACCCAGTCCGGGCCATATACGATTGAAACGGTATCGGGTGTGGCTAACGTGACCGGTATCTTTACTGGCGCTACAACCTGCCAATATTTTTATGAAGTAAACAACTCGGTTACTCTTTTAACCGCCGATAATTTTGTGCGCACAAATATCGTTACCGGCACCTCAGTGGGTTCAGCCTCTGACTTTATGCGCTCGGTGTGCTTATGGTCTAAGCCTTGGAAATATGGGACTAGCTTTTATCTTTGCTGCGTCCATGACTCCCCACTTCAGAGCACCTATTTTGTATTTGATTTTAACAAAAACACGGTCGCTAAGATTGCTCCAAACAACGGGGGCAACCAATCTTACAACGGGATTTTAAGAGAAATTAACAACGTCTCGACCAACGTGTTTGAAATGACCTATTGTTTCAAGGATCTAGTCGAGTCCGTGAATGGTGACGTTTATACTCAGACCGGGATCAACTCGGCAAATATGACCATGAATACAACATTGGTCAGCGAATCCCTTGGAAATAATCTTAACGTATCAGGTGGGATGGTTAGCGCCTATGATGGTCAAACCGTAGCGGAGCAAAACTTCAATCTCTACCCGGAGGAAATTGAAGTTTCTCAGTCAACCACTGGCGGCTCATTGTCTCAGGGATCTTATCAATATACGGCAATCTATGAGTGGATGGATGCTCAAGGTCAAGTTCACCAATCCAATACCTCAATCCCGGTTACCGTTGATACTAACTTTGAGACTAGCTATTCAGTACCGGGGAACAATTCTAACCAAAGCTCTACGACTGATGGGTCTGTTTATAGAAATTACGGAACAAGCCTTTACGCAAACAATGCTTTTACATTACAGCCGCCCGATAATGTTCAAATCGGTCAAGCGGTATCCGGGCCAAATATTGTGGCCGGGTCATATTATAACAATATCGTTCCGGGGTACACCGCACCGGGCGGCCCATTGTTTCAACACTATGTCTTGTTAAACAATAACGTTACTGGCGTATCGCCATTTCAACCAACAAACTCAATGTTACCAACGTTTTATTTCCCCGGTACGTCTACCATTGGGAATAAAACCATTTCTTTAACTCAAAACTCATCCGCAACCTATACCGGAACAATAACCGCCGGAAGTAACGTTATTTCTGTAAACACAACAAACGGCCTTCACGTTGGTCAGACAATTATTTGGGCCGGTGCTCAATTTGGTACGGCTCCACCCCCATTCATAACAATCACAGCGGTTGGAACCAACACGATTACGATAAGCTTAACGGCCACTCAAACCGTTATAAATCAAAACATCATTGTTCAAAATTCCTATAACGTAACTTGGCAACCATCGGCGGTAAACTATTTCGATATTACTTTGCTGAGTAACGATGTTCCTTTTTTCGTTGGGCAAAGATTGTTTTTTGCGAGGGTGCCGTCTTTGGGTAGCCTTGATCGGGTAGCGCCTACAGAATTTTGGACTTTTCCAACTCCGATAGGATCAATTCCAAATGTATTTATCACAAGTTGGACGTTGACCTCGGGTACGACCTACAGAGTATTTTTAAACGTTAATAAATTAAGTTCGGTCGGAGCTCCCTTTGTTGATAGTTTGTTTTTAGGAATGACTCAGCATCATTTATTGACGCTTGGTCAAACTGTAACCTCTACGGCCAATTTCCCCGGAACGGTTAAAATTGAGTCTATTGCTGTCGATTCAGTAACGGTAGACACAAAGGCTAATGCCTCCGGAGCTATGGCAATTGTGTCTCAAATTGGCGCTAGCTCTATTGTATCGGTTCCCACTCTTCGGGTTACCGACAAACCCACAAGCAAGCCCGTAAGCATTGTTATTTATAGAACGCTCGTGAATGAAAACCTTTTTTATCGGTTAACCTCATTCACCACGCCAATTTTGAACGATAAGACTATTGACCGAATTAGTTTTGTAGACAACACACTCGATAGTGTTTTGGTTGGGAATGAACAACTTTATACAACGGGAGGAGTATTATCTAACACCTCTCCACCGGCTCTAAGCCAATTTACTCAATATAAGAATCGCTTGATTGGAATTTCATCTGAAGACTCTTATACTTGGTGGTTTAGTAAGCAAGTCACTCCAAACGTCCCGGTTCAGTTCACGCCATTCTTTTATAAAAAGATCCCGGAGCTCGGGGGTGGGTTGACCGCTCTTGGGGTCATGGATGACAAGCTAATTTTCTTCAAGCGTTCATCGATTTACATGGTGGTGGGGTTAGGGCCGAATAACCTAGGCCTCCAAGATGATTTCAATGATGCCGAGCTCATCACCACTGATACGGGTTGCACCGAAGCCAAATCTATTATTAGAACGCCGCTCGGGCTTATGTATAAGTCTGGCAAGGGCATTTACTTAATTAACCGAGGTTTGAACGTTCAATATGTGGGAGCTCCTGTAGAGGCTTATAACTCTAATCGGGTGACAAGCGCTGAGTTGATCGAAAACGTCAATCAAGTGCGGTTCACGCTCGATACGGGTGTGGCTCTGGTATATGACTATTTCTTTGATCAGTGGTCAGTCTTTACCTCAGTAAACGCAGCGGATTCGTGTTTGTTTCAAACAAAATTCACCTACTTGAGACCGGATGGGCGCATTTTCAAAGAAACTCCGGGAGTGTGGACCGATGGGGGATCGCCTATCTATTTGAGACTTAAAACCGCATGGCTATCTATGAACGGCCTGCAAGGCTTTGAGCGAATCTATAACATGATGGTTCTAGGCGATTACAAGAGCCCTCACACCCTCACAGCTAAGGTGCGACATGAGTTTGATTCAGCGGTCAATCAGACTACTGTGGTACCTATTGCAAGCGATCCCGGTGTATATCAGTATAAAGTATATATGAATCGTCAAAAGACTGATGCGATGCAATTTGAGCTTATTGAAAGCCAATCCGGCCCGACTTATGGAGAGGGATTAGATATTAGCGCCATCACCATGCAAATCGGCGTTAAGAGCGGAACGAACAAACTGCCGTCCGGGAAGCTTTATGGTTAGGCTATATGTACCGGCTGATTATAAGCGCCTTCAAGCCTTCTACGCCTCATGGGACTTGAAGGCCCCTGACCCGATGTTTCTCCCTCACATTGGTTACATGGTGGATGACATAGCGGCCGGGTTCATTTATTTCACTGATTCTAAAATTGCTATAATTGACAATTTCATTACTAATAAGCAATCTAATAAGGAAGAGCGTGATAGTGCATTAGATGGGATTGTGAAGGCTCTCTTGGGGTCGGCTAAAACCGGCGGTGCTAAGATGATTAAATGCGATTCAGATATTGATGCGATTAAAAAACGGGCGGTTAAAATGGGATTCACTCCCGTGGGGATTTTTTCCGCTTTTGCGAGGATTCTATAAATGGGAAGCTTGTTCACTTCGTCTTACAGATATGACACCGAGGGCCCTTATGGAGCGTCCGCAGGTAAATACGGTCGGCAAGCCGAAGAGGTTTTTGCAGGTCAGCAAGGCCTTGCTCAAGCTCTTCAAGCGGCAATGTCTGGCGCAGGTCCAAGTATTGCTGAGCAATCTTTAAAGCAGGGCACCAATCGGGCCATCAAACAAACCGCCGCAAGCATCGCATCACAAAAAGGAATTAACCCGGCTCTGGCTCAAAGGCTAGCGGCTGAGAGCGCTGCTAACATGACTCAAGAGGCTGCCGGTCAAGGCGCTCTGATGAGAGCTCAAGAGCAACTGGCGGCCCGTGGTCAGCTTGGTGGAGTATATGGGCAAATGGGGTCTCAAGCCCTTACCGGTCAGGGACAATCTTTAAGCGCTCTACAAGCACAAAACCAAATCAATGCCGGTATTGAGGCACAAAATGCCGCTAACGTTGCTAACCTTGTAAGTGGCGCTCTTCAAGCCGGTGGAACGGCCTTGGGCATGGGAATGGGCAAGGCACCCAAAAAGAAGGCCAAGGGCGGTATGATCGAGGGTCACGCTAAGGTGGAGGGTGACTCAGAGAAAAATGATACCGTTCCGGCAATGTTATCTCCCGGCGAGATTGTAATTCCTCGCACTAAGGCTAAAGATCCAAAGAAGGCTAAAGAATTTGTCGATCAGGTTCTAAAGGGGCACACTGATGATGAAGATGAGATCGGTTACGCCCATGTTCTTAAGGCTCACAATGATCTAAAAGAAAAAGTGGCCAAGTTAGAAGCAAAGCTTAAAGGTAAGAAATAACAATTAGGAGACGCCATGTTCACAAAAGAGCAAGCCGAAATGATGCTAAAAAAGGGCCTCATTAAGCCCGAAACTTATCAAAAAATCACTGGCGCTAAGGCTTATTTTGAAGGGACTCCAAAGGGTGGCGTTCCTGATCCTATATCGGGTGTCGATAATTCTCAAGTTGAGTCAGTGATGCCGGTTAAACCTACTGCGGCTCAAGAGATTGAAAAGCTTTCATCTCCAATGCCAATTGATACTAGCAATCAAGACCGCATTGATTTTGAGAAAAGAATGCTCGTGAGTAGCTTGCCGGGCGTATATGCAAACGATCCCGAGGCTCTTGAGAGAAAAGCTCAAGAGAATGTGTTGCAAGAAAAAGAATTGATGCTGAAAAATGCAACGGCTAAAGAAGAGCGTCAAAAGCAAGTTTCTGAACAAAAGTTAGCTCAAGACATTGAGTATAACAAAAAGGCTCAGGCGCTTGGATTGCCTCTTCGTGATGTTTCACAGCAAGCAAAACCCGATGTTACCGGTGGAGCTCCCGAGGGTGATAAGGGCTCGATGGTTCCGGGTGACATTCAAATGCAAATGGCTCCGGGCATGGGGCAATATAAGATGCCGGGTGAAGACCTCTATAATCAGGCGCTTAAAATGCAATATGGCGCTATGGCCGGCAAGGCAGCCGGTGAAATGAGGGCGCTTGATACTGCGGCTAAGGAGATTGAGGCGAAGCGCATTCAGTCTGAGCAGGTTCAAAGCAATATTCAAAAACGAGCCGATGAGCTTCGTGGTCAATTAGAGCGTGGAGAGATCAATCCCAATCGAGTCTGGGAGGAAAGCTCTACCGGGTCCAAGATTGGTGCCGTTCTGGGGATGTTAGTGGCAGGTGTTGGGGCAGGCTATCAAGGTCGTGAAAATATGGCCGTGGCTCAAATCAATAAAGCAATTGATAGAGATATTGACGCTCAAAAAGCTAACCTTAATAAGAAGTCAAACCTTCTCACTAGCTATATGGCTCAGCTTGGAGATGAAAGAGCGGCTGAGGCTGCGGCTCGTGCCCATGCTTTGACCGTGGCTGAGGTAAAGGTAAAACAAGCGGCGGCCTCTGCTCAGACTCCTGAAGCTAAAGCGGCTCTTTTAATGGCTCAGGGGCAACTTGAGCAAAAGAGAGGCGAATACCAATTGATGCTCTCTGAGCGCATCCAAGACGCTCAACTGATGGGCATGGGTGGTGGTGGTCAAGGTGGCGTTCCAATGGGTGCCATGAGTTACGCCATGAAGAGCGGTAAAGACGCTCCGTTATTTGTTGATTCTCCAGAGAGAGGCCGCACTTATAAGGCTCGCACCCCTAAAGAGGCTGAGGAGATGCGAAAGGTTGAGGCCGAATACGGCCACGCTAAAGGGCTGCTCAATGAATTGAAGCAATATGCAACAATCGGGGCATCATTGAGCCCAACTCAGAGAGAACGGGCTAAAACCATTCAAGAGCAATTACCGGCGGTGTTGAATACCATTAACGGATACACTCAGTTTACAACGGCCCACGAGGATTACTTAAAAGAGCTTTTCAGTAAGCCGGGGATCATCACTAACCTTTTTGCTCCTAACGCTAAAACGAATCAACTCTTGCAGGATCTTGATAGAGAGATGGAGCTAAAGAGGTCTCAGCTTTATTGGGGATATAAGCCGATTACTAGCTTTAAGCCGGGAGTAAAATAATGGAACCGGTTCACGTCATTAATCCGGATGGACAACTTGGGACAATTGACCCAAATGAGCTTCAAACGGCGCTAGGCGCAGGCTACAAAATGGCCACTCCGGGCGAGGTTCAAGCCGCTCAAAAGCTTGAGGAAGCCGGTTCAGGATTTGGGCCTTTGATTGCCGGTACTGAGGCCGCCGCTAGTGCTGCTACATTGGGCTTATCAAGGGAAGTAGAAAGGGCCTTTGGGCGAACGTCTGAGGCTCAAGCTTTGACCGCTGAAGCAAACCCCGTTGCCACTCAAGTTGGTACGGGATTGGGAGTTGTGGGGAGTTTGTTGGTCGCACCCGAAGCAGGAGCCGCTAAAGGCCTTTTGGGGGCCACAGAGGGGGCCGCTGGGGGGATAAAAGCCCTTGGCGAAGCTCTTCCAATTAATCTTGCTTCTAAGGCCGGTAGGGCCGTTTCTGAGGCCGTTTCTCCTGCGGTTGCTAAGGGAGTATCAATTGTCGCTAACCCTGAAACTAGGCCTATTGCTAACGCAATTCTAAGGAATGCCGGGTCTATGGCATCCGGGTCAGCCGTTGAGGGGATGATCTTTGGGCTTGGTCAATCCGTTGACGAGAATGCCTTGGGCGATCCTGATGCTTTGGGTGAGAAACTTTTTGCGAATATCGGTTTTGGTGCGGCCTTGGGTGGTGGTCTCGGCGGTTTAGTAGGTGCCGGGGTTGGTACAGCGGAGGGACTCAAGGCAACCAAATTCAAGGATATGTTCGGGCGCTTTAGTGAAGAAGCACCAATGACCATGAATCCAAGCGATCAAAAGGCCGTTCAAGCAGGTGACTTAGAGGCCGCCGCTCGGAATAGCAAGATGCCCGATAAGGGCGGTTTTATTGAAGAGCTTAAGAATGCGATTGATCTCAAGAGAGAATCGGCTGATGCGTCTAAGATTAGATCGGTAGCGGCTGAGAATGGGTTAGAGGTCATGCCTTATCAAACGACCGATAGCCAAATCATTAAACGTGGTGGGGATTGGCTTTTATCTGGTCAGCCCACGATTTCAAGCATTGAAGTGGTAAGGCAAGCGGAGAGAAACTTTCAAAAGGCTGCGGATATTGTATCTGATCAGGTAGTCGCAAATGGTGAGCGCATGAGCGAGCTCCAATTTGGTAACTACGCTAAAGATTATCTTACCAAAAAGCTTGATGAGAAAATTTCTCCCCTTGAGGAGCTTTATGACTCGGTAAAGGAGTATCATCAGGCCATTCCGATCAATGAAAAAGGCATCAAGCAAATATCAAATAACATTGAGAAGCTTTTCGAAAAATCTCCTAACTCTCCTGCCGCTAAAATGGCTAGGGATCTAGTTAGTGATTTACCGTTGCAACAAACCATTGAGGATTTGAGACAACGAAGAATCCAATTTACAAAAAGCATAAGCCCAACTGCTAGCGCCGAAGAGAAGTATTACGCCGGTATTATTGCTGATAAGCTTAAAGACGCTGAAGAGCGATATATTACCAACTTCGCTGAAGAAAAAATGATGACAACCGCCGCTCGGGATAAGGTGTTGTCACAGATCGAGAAGGTCAAAGAAGCTAACAAGGGTTATCGGGCCATGATGGAAGAAATGAGCGAAATTTCCGAGGGTCTCGGGAAGAAGCGCCTTTCATCCGGTAGGGATCTTGAAAACTTTATCGAGGAGATGAACCCTCAATCTCTTGCAAAGAAAATGCTTCAAAAGGGGAATCTTGAATACACTCAGATGCTTGAAAAGAAATTTCCCGATCTTTATGAGGCGGTTAGGAAATACGAAAAGGATAAGATTTTTGACGCTTCTTTGACTCCTGATGGAGCGTTTAACCCTAAAACATTCTTTAATAAGTATCACAAAATGGAGCCTGAGCACCGTGAGCTCCTTTTCACCAAAGATCAGCAAAAACGGATTGAAGGGCTTGAGACGTATATCCGATCCTTTCCCAAGAAGTTTAACCCCTCAGAGACGGGATATACCGAGGCATTCCAAAAGGCATTTGAGGGCCCGGTAGAATACGGTAAAGCCACCGTCCGGGATAAATTCATGAAAATGCTCATGGATTATTCTACCAAGGTGGGCGATGCCGAAACCGCTCAGAATATCTACACCCTCCACAAGATCGAAAAGAAGGCTCGGGTTACTAGCGATAGAATCGGGCGAGGAGTTAAGGGGATTGTAAGCGGAACTCGTGATTTCGTTCACATTGAAGGCATCAAGGAGCATGAGTACACCCCTGAGCAACACAAGAAGGTCGTCGAGATGGTTGCTAAGTACAATGCCGACCCTGAGCATTTTATGAACACCCTGAGCGATCAAACCGAGGCTCTTTATGGGGCTGCTCCTAAAACCGCTCAATCAATCCAAGGGGCCATGGCTCGGGCCAATACCTATTTGGCGAGCAAGATCCCGAGCGGCGGTCAACAATCTTATTTGTCGGGTCAATATGAGCCCTCAAAAGCCGAGATGGCAAAATTCGAGCGGTATCATGCGGCCATTACCAATCCACTTGGCATTTTAATTCAAGCTCAAAAAGGCACCCTAACTCCTGAGAGTGTTGAGGCGGTACAAACGGTCATGCCTAGGCTTATGGAAGAGATCCGGGGCAAGGTCATGGAAGAGATGAGCAAGAAGGGCAATAACCTATTTACCTTACCCCTTAATAAGAAACTTGGGCTTTCGCTTCTTATGGGCACTGACCTATTCAATGGGCTTCACCAAGATAGGCTAGCGGCTAACCAAGCGTCTTTGGCCAATCCCGGAGCTCAGCAAGCCGCAATGTCTGTTAATAATGCGGTGCAAGTAAGTCAGGCCGGTCTCTCCAAGCTCACTGTAGCTCACCGAGAGATGACAGACGTTGATCGGGCTGCGAATCGTAAAATGTTGTCTTAACTTTATTTGAAAATCAGTTAGACTGATTATAAACCTTGGGCCATCAGCCTTTAGCCTCATAAGGGGGAGCACAAAATGTCCGGAAGAAAAAACGTTCTGCAACTTTATCAGTTAGTGACTAACGGTGACATGAGCGGTGAAATTATTTCATCCGTCACCAACATTCAATTTCTCGACAATATTAGCATGACCCTTCTCTTCCCTGATGCTTCAGGAGATGGGAATTTTTATATTGAAGTATCAAGCGACGGCACTAACTTTCAGGCCCTTGATATTTCCCCGGCCATGTTGGCTTCTGACGCTGATAAAAAAATCATTATTGAAATGACTCAGATTTCAGCAAGCATGATGAGGCTTCATTATATTCCGGTTTATGGCGGTGGCACTTTAAACGCATTTATTGAAGGGAAAGCAATCTAATGAGTTTTCGTAGATACCCATCAACCTCAGCATCAATTTCCGGTAACGTAAACGTCCAAGTTTTAGACGCTAACGGTAACCCAATTTTATCAACGATTGATCCTTATTCCCTTAAAAATGGTCTGGACGTCAACTTGCTTGAGTCTGGCATCATTGGTGACGTTGGTCAGCCGTTAAGTGCTCCTTATTCTGATGCGGCGATGGCCATTGCTTTTAATAATGGCGGCACTCTTCAAACTCCTAACATGGATGTGGCTGACGGAACGTTGATTGTAGACGTTACGCAAAAGGGGCTCGGTCAAGAGCCGATGAGCAATTCTTTACCGGTAGTGATTGCGTTTGATCAAACCCCGGTATCGACCAACATTGCGACGGTTAACGGGGCAGGATTGTTTCTTGGTCAGCAAGTGATGGCGCAATCATTGCCTGTGGTAATTTCAAGCGATCAATCAAAAATTTCCACTTTTTTGCCTGACAGCGCTACAAATGGAAACATCACTTCCACCCAATCCGTTACCATTGCTTGTAATGGCTCGGGAACGGTTGGCGCTCAAATTTCTGGGACATGGACTGGAACAATTATTGTAGAGGGTAGCGTCAACGGGGTGAGTTGGATTGCTAACCCGTCTGTAAGCATGTCTACCGGGGTGCCGTCGTCCACTTATACCTCTAACGAAATTATTCAGATTAATTGCTCTGGGCTTTTTCAGGTCAGACTTAGAGGAAATACTGTAGCAAGTGGAACCGCTGTTATTAGTTTGATTTCAAATCAATCTACTGGCGTGGTGATGATTGAGAATTCTATTCCGGCCGGTAATAACGTTATCGGGCGCACTATTTTAACCGATGGAACGAATTCGGCCGTTGTTAAGCCGCCTTCTACCGCTCCCGTTCTGGCCGATCCTGCGGTAGTTGTTTCATTATCACCAAACACTGCATCGGGTGGTTTATCAACCTCGGCTCTTCAAACAACGGGTAATTCTATTTTGACCTCAATTGATGCTAGTGCTACCGGGATCAATTCGAAATTACCTGTGAGTCTTGGTCAAAAGGCAATGGCTCAATCGTTGGCCGTGGTACTAGCCTCCGATCAATCTTCTGTGAATACGATTTTGCCGGATTTGTTTATCACGGGTCAATCGGCACAAACTGCCGTTATTAACAACATTATTCCAGCGACCGCAAGTGCTAACGCTACAGATGCCTCAGGTTATAGGTCTGGAACAATTCAAATTGTTTCTACGGGTACGGCCGGAACGTTTATTTTTGAACATTCTAACGATAACGTAAACTTTCAAACAATGCCTGTTTACAATCAGGTGATATTGACCGGCACTCCAATTACTTCTGCAATTACTGCCACAGCATCACAAATTATTTATACCTTCCCAATTCAGGCAAGATATATTCGTTTGAGAATTGCTACCTTGATTACAGGCGGTAGCATTCAGGCATTTACTAGATTGAGTCAAGCATCTTGGTCACCTGCGGTGATGCAAGTGGCTCAAAACACCGGTACAAACTTAAATACCTCGGTGTCATCGGGTACGATCACCACAGTATCAACCGTCACTGCGGTAACTTCGATTACCAACAACGTTAACGTTAAACAGGTTAACTCTCTTGGTACTTTTGTAAGGAACGATTACACCGTAACTAACGTAACAACCGGGGCTTATGTTCAGTTGATTGCCTCTACCGCTGCGGCATATAACGCCATAGAGATTTTTGATTCTAGCGGTCAGACTCTTCAGATTGCTCTTGGGGCTTCTGCATCTGAGGTTAACCAATTCTTGATTTTACCGGGGGGGAATGGTCGAATTCCTTACACGATTGCAGCGGCTAGCCGTGTCTCTGTTAGGGCGGTTTCTGGTACTGCGAACGTGGGAGAATTATCGATTAACTTCTACGTCTAACAACTAGCCGAGAGGCTACTGCTCAAAAGGGCACTTGGAGGAACAATATGGGCTCGCCGATAATCTTTAACGGAAAATATGCTAAGCTTTTGACCAACAAAAGCATTCTCAACTCTGATGGGTCATTGCTTCAATATGATGGCGAAAAAAACTATATTCCTTATGCTCAGTTTGAACAAAACGTTACGACTGGTTGGAGTTTGTTTAACACTACTCTTACGAGTGGTTTACCGACTGGAACGGTGGGGGTCGGTGCGGCTTCGCTTGCGCTTTCCACAACGTCAACAAACCCGATTGCCGGTTCTTTTTCGCTTCAGGTTGCCGCAGGTACGGCGTGGACTGCCGGTCAAGGTGTTATCTCTTCTGCGTTTACTGTAGATCGAGCAGATCTTGGTAAGGTTTTGACGTTCAAGCTCTATTATGAGGCCGCATCAGGTGGAGCAAATGCGAACTGGTCGGGGATTCTAGGATCTCAGACTTTGGCGGTTTACTTATATGATGTGACTGCGGCTGCATGGGTTCAGCCTGCCGGATTTTTGGGAATGAACCAAAACAGCGGTGCCGGATATGTTACCGGGACATTTCAAACGTCTGTTACATCTGGGCAGCAATATCGGCTTTCGATTATCGCTCTCCAAGCCACGACCCTGCCAATTACTTTAACTCTTGATCAAGTTTCAGTTGGCCCTCAAACCGCTCCAATCGGTCCAGTGGTTACGGATTGGGTGTCTTACACTCCGACAACATTTAGTGCAGGTTTTGGGACGGTTTCAGGCCCCACGTTTTATTGGAGAAGATCCGGTAAAAACATGGAGATCTTAGGGTCTTTTCAGTGCGGAACCGTGGCAGCATCATTGGGCTATTTTTCTCTCCCGAACGGTCTTCAAATTGATACATCTATTGTTGGGTCAAATATCAGTTTGGGTAAAGTAGAAGTTCAAAATTCAAGTTCAACTTTATTTCATGCAAACGCTCTTTATAGCACAGTGGTAGGAACAGGATTTGTAACATTAACTGCTCAAACATCTACAAACGGTGGTTTTGCAGTAGCAATCAATGCAAACGCTTTTTTAACAAATTCTTCTTTTGTTAACGTATTACTTACTTTCCCTGTTGCTGGCTGGTCCTCCACCACGCAGATGTCAAACGACACTGACACGAGGGTGGTGGCGTTTAGCGTTGGTCAGGGATTTACTCAGGCGGTTAATACTACGCCCGTGAAACTTCCATATACTGCGGCGGCAACAATTGACACCCATGGCTCCTATTCCACCACAAACTCTAACTATACTGTCCCAGTAAGTGGTATTTATAGGGTTGATTTGGCTGCGGTGTTTACGTCCGGAACTGGTCCACAAGTTGCTATTTTAAATATCTTTAAAAATAGTTCTGGAACTAGTGCGGCGGCTGCTTTTCAGATGGCGGCTTCATCGACAACATATTACTTCAGCGCACAAAGAACTCTTTCTTTAAACGCAGGGGATGTAATTGATGTTCGGGCTTATGTAAATACGGGAACTGCTACAGTAGCAAACGATGCCACGGCCAACATATTCTCTCTGAACCGCCTTTCCGGCCCTAGCGTCATCGCTGCGACTGAGACGGTGGCTTGCGAGTATAATACCTCTGCCGGAAACTCTATACCTGCTAGCACAAATACCTTCATTGATTATGGAAATAAAATTACTGATACTCATAATGCGGTATTAGGCGCAGGATCTGGAAACAATAGCCTTTATACTAATACATGGAGATATGTCGTTCCTGTTTCTGGAAGATATTTAATATCTTCTAATTTATGTATAGTAAATGCCATCACAACGGCGGCAATGGAGGTTCTAGTAAGCATTTTTGTAGACAACGCCGCTCAAAGAAGTGGCTCAAGAACTCCTCTTCCTACGACAAGCTCGGCCGGAGTTTATGCGTGTAACGTTGTTTCTGAAATAAAATTAAATGCAGGTCAAATAATTAGTATTGGAGCTTTTCAATCTAACGCTGGGTCTACTGCTAGAAATCAAGAAGCATCCGCAATTAGCAATCATATTTCTATCGTAAGGGTGGGCAACTAATGAAAAGAGTTAAAATCACTAGACTAAACGGTTCTACCGCAGGAGCAGAAATGGAAGATCCTTCTGCTTGGATTGCTCAGTGTGTGGCTTCAAACGCTTGGGGCAAGCCAGAACGCTATGTGCTTCACAAAGATGAGCCGATGGCTGAACCGTATGATGAAGCGGACGTTTTAGAAGAAAAAATCGTGGTAGATGCCGAGGCCATTCCTGAAGTGCTTGATGAATCGGGCGCAATCATCCAAGAAGCAATCCCGGCTAAGAGCCATAAGGAAGTAAAGCTTCGAGCCGAATATTCTATTAAGATTGAGGACATTACCGCTGAGCATGAGTTAGTGGAATGCTTGAGAAAAAGGAAATTAGAGTATCCCACTCCCGAGGAGTTCATGAACGCCTTTTTTGACGGCGGTGATCAGGCTTTACAAGATTTGAGAGACTTGAGATTATTAATCAAGGGGAAATATCCGAAACCGGGGGTCAACTAATGCCGAGCAACAAATATCAGCTTCTTTATAGTGAGTTAAGATCAATTCGAGATAATATTATTGAAAACGCATTTTCTGATGCGGAAAATGAATTAAACGGACGAGGAGCACCTGACACCGCTTATCTTAATCTCATCTATACAGGTGGATTTATTCAAAGAATTAGTGATGGCGCTCGTGTGCAAGATTTACCATTAGCTGATCGATTGGCGCTTTATCCTCACTTAGATCAACTTTTCAAGCTAGCGTCAAATCGTCAATTATACCCATAAGGAGATATTATGCCGGCTATCATCCCAGTAAACAGATATTCAAAATGGGCTAACAAAGAGAACGATCGAAATAATTTGATGCGATCGGCTTTTTATAATTGTGAGTCTTCCCTACAAACTCAATTTCCCCTTGGTGTTCCTTCTTATTCAAATGGTCTCGGCATGGAATGGAACGGCTCAAATTTATTATTTAATTCAACTACATACGACTCGTTGGGATGGGATGATAAAGTATTGGCATATAATCAACTTGATTCATTTTTTAAAAGCGCTGTTTTGAATTATCACGTTACTAATAACGTATAGGGGGACTTATGAGATTTTTGAATGATCTAGTTTTCAATGCGGTAAACGGTACAACTGACCCAGTAAGTCAGCCAATCCCGGCGCAATATCTTTTTGCCGCTAGCCTTCAGGCTAATGCGGTGGGGTCTCTTAATGGGGTTATCAGAATTCAGGTTTGTAATGATGATGGCAACCCGGTTACTTGGAGCAATCTTTCTAATGGATCTCATACTATTAACACTCCGGGCCCTCACCTGATTGAGAAAGTGGATCTTGCTTATAACTGGATTAGAATTGCTTACACGCACACAAGCGGAACCGGTACTATTACGGCTCGATTACAAGCGTTAGGAAATTAGGAGGATAAAATGCCATATCAAAGTAAAGCTCAAGCCCGATTGTTTCATTATCTTGAATCTAAAGGAGAGATCCCAAAGAAGACGGTTCAAAAGTATGACAAGATGACTGAATTTGAAGACCTTCCTGAGCACGTTAAAAAGGCTCTTGGCGGTATCGTTGGCGAGCTTGCCGATTCTGATATTTTGCAGCATCCAAGAAACACCTCGGGCGAACCTCACACCAATGAAGACGAGGAAGAGAAAAAGCCAATGGAGTATATGGCTAAAGGCGGCAAGGTAGAGCCCGAAGAGAAAAAGGGAATGTTCGCTAAGCATCTCGCTAAGAAAATGAAAGGAATGTGATGATTCAGGAGCTTGCGATTGAGCTAAACAAGCGCAAATTGATTCACGAGGTGATTGATCGAATCATCATGGGTCACTTTACCAAGCATGAAAACTGTCATGTTCATGTTAGGCGCTCGGTGGTTCAAGAGTATATCCGCAAGATTTTGAACGTTACTAATAGCTATCAATTTCGCCGTGTGGTTACGGATAGAATGGCGCACCATGGATTTAAGCCGGTTCAGCTTCATGGGCGGCCATTTTATAAATATGTGGTGATGCCATGATTGTATTAAAAGAGCTTAATCCTCATAAGTACCCCACTAGCCCGATTATTGATAAAAATTTGGCGCTTTTGCTTGAGCGCATGAATGAGCTTAGAGCAATTTGGGCGAAACCCATGATTATTACCTCGGGGCTTAGGTCTGATGAAAAGCAGGCCGAGCTCATTAAGGCCGGGAAGTCTACGGCCAAGCTTTCTAAACACCTCTCTGGGAACGCTTGTGATGTTTTGGACAAAGACGGGTCACTTGGTAAGTGGTGTTTAGCAAATGAAGACGTTTTAAAAAGAATTGGGTTATGGTGTGAACACCCCGACTACACTAATGGTTGGGTGCATTTTCAGACCATGCCACCAATGAGCGGTAAACGGTTTTTTATTCCATAGGGGGAAATATGAGCGAAAAAATGATGATGATTATTGCGGTAATGGGTGGGATCTCTGAGGCGCTTAGTCTTATTCCACAAGTTAAGGCAAATGGGGTTGTTCAATTGATCATGCAAATCATTAAGGCGCTTTTAGGCAAAAAGGCTGAATAATGGCTCTCATGATCCTTTCCATTCTTTCCGAGGGCCTAAAGCTCATTAATGGGGCGAGGGCTCAGGAGATTGGGAATAGGGTCATAGAGTTGAGGGAGCAATTCAATGAGGAGCTTTCAAAGGGCGCTGATCGTGATGACGCTAGGCTTGATATGCTTGAACGTGAATTGTTCGACCTTGGCAACGTATTTCTTGCCGCCGTTAAATCAGCGGCACCTCCGAGTTAGCCTAGATGGGCCGTTTACGGAATACCGATGGAGAGAAGCGTATTCATGCGGCGTACTTGGGCTTGGGACTTGTTACCGGGACCATATTGAGCGTGATTTTGATTTGTCACAAGCTCAGGATCGGAAGCGCTTTAATGATATGGGCTTCGACTGCTCGGTGAGGAGGTTAAAATGATGGATAAATTTACTTTTGCCATCACCTTAATTGGGATCTCAGCCGGGACGGTTTCGTTCACTTATGGGACGTTTGTAACCAAAGATTATTTAACGGAAGCGGTATTGAGGCGGTTAGATCGGATTGAGGGCAAGCTTGATCAGCTTATTCAAGGTCAAGATCACTTAGAAAATCAAACACCAAACATAGCGCAGAAAATCCAATTAAAAGGCCAATAAGCTTTTCGTCTTCCATCATAGCATGATGACCCGAGGGCCGTTTTCATCGATTACACCAAAGGCGTGACTCCAATGGGTGTGACGCTGAGGGGTGTAGGATAGGGCTTTAGATTCTGGGTCACCAAGATAGCCCACGTTCATTTCAAACAATACCGAGTCACCGAAATTCTTATAAGCGATACCGGGCCGGTGAGAGTGGCCGCACACTACGGGCCGTCTCATAAATTCCATGTGCTCACCAAGCTTAGATTTATATCCGTGAATGTAGGCGATGCCGTCTAGGATGAGCTCTTTTCTTAAATCCATGTGGGTGTTAACGCCGCTAAAGGTGAACCATTTTGTAAAGTCTAGGAAAAGCTCAGCTTCAGGATAAGCCTCAAGAATGCGCTTCATGGGTCTAGCGTCATGATTACCTAGGATTTGGTGGCATTCGGCTTTGGGTGATGCTTTTTGTAATTCGCTCCAAAGCTTCTCGGTAATTTTGCGGCCCTCGTTCATTTCTTGAATGGGAGTATAGATATTGAGAGACCGGGGGAATTTACCGTGAGAGAGCATATCGTAAAGGTCGCCCACTTGGATGATACGAGCCGGTTTGAATGTCTCAACAAACTCAATTACCTTTTTAATTTTGTTTGATGTGAATGGAGCGTGAACGTCACCAAGAATAACGGTTTTAGTAAATTTGACGTCGATGTGAGGCATTTTATCTCGTGGTTGATATTCCACAAGGTGCGATTCAATATCTTTATGAAAGATAGAGTTATCAATTTTTTTTGTTTTTAATGGATCAAGGCCTGCCGCTTGAAGAAGTTGCGCATGAGATCCAAACAATTTGTAAAGCTCGTGTTTGGTTGCAATCTCGTGTTGCACCTCTTTCATTTCTGGCGACCTGCCTAAATCAATCGCTAAATCTTTCACCGCTGATAAGATCTCGTGGATTCGCATTTCATTAGCCATGGTTAAATGCTAAGGCAATTTCTGCCTATTGCAACTAAATCCACTTATTGAGCTTTAAAATACGGATGATTGGGGCTTCAAGCTTATGAATGGTAGAGTGGGGGATTTTAATATCAAACTCAAACTCAAGGGCGTGAAAGGCCTCGTGGATAAAGGTTTTGAGCTCCTCAGCCTCGGAGAGGTTAGATTTTATGAAAATGATTCTGGCATCGCCATCGCACAGGCCAAGGCAATCAGGATCATTTTTTATTAGATCTTGTCTTACGACTTCGTAAGCGACCCCTTTTTTTATCCTTAATTGGCTTGGTATTTTCATGGCTTTTATTGTGTCGAGTTTTGATGTAGCCTTCAACTTTTAAGATTCGGCAAAATTCATGCTCGCACTTGGGTTTTTTTGTGTAGATAGTCAAGCTTTTGGCCATACCTGAATAAAACGCCTCAATATCTACAAAGTGAACGAATCCTTTCATATACAGCATCCCCCATTACGATAATCGTCTGATATTGGGTCAAAAGCATGGTTTATAGTATAGGGGGCGGTAGATTGATTAAACTCATTAGGCTCATTGCCTTTATGGACAAATCCTTTAGCGTGGGCGACCTCATGGGCCATGATGGAGGCCTCAGCGCAATAGCCTAGGTTTTGAATTGCGACCGCATTTCGATTGATGTGTACAACCGCCTCACCTGCTCTCTCAAAGCCCTGTAAAAAGAAATTAAGCGCATAAAAGTAATTAACCAAAATGACTTGAGGAGTTCGCATTTTCTCTAAAAGGGTCTGGGGGGTCTCATCGCCCATGTGGTTGTAAGGTCTACCCGGTGCCAAAATGAACCGGGCAAAACATTCACTAGAAAGTGTTTTATTCAACTTTTCCTCAATGAGTGGAAGTTTGATTTTTTCGCTCTCTGAGCAATTCTCATCACAAATGAGCGTAACGATCTTTTGTGGCTTTTTTTCGGGCACTTGTAGGGGATACCGCTCAATTTTTGGGTGGTTATTTATAACGCAAGCCGGGAGAGCAATAAGAAGGGCTAGCCATTTCATGATTATAGTTTACAGACCTTTTTTGCCTACGCAATTTGTTTTCTAGCCAAATATCAAAAAGGGCCAGTGATAGCCTTCTGAAGACCTCGTCACCTTGTTTAGTTGATAGCTCAAACTCATCGTCAACCAAGCGGTGAAGCTTGGTGACAAATTCTTGATATTGAATTTTAAGCATTACTTTTTGATTAGCCGGGTAATCATTTTACCTGCAACGGTAAACACCATAATCCCGGCCACAACCATGTAACCTACAAGAAAAGCGCCAATCACCATATTTTTAAGGTAATCCAAATCCTCAGTCATGGCGGTCCTCCAAGACAAATTCAAGACCCATCCAAGTGATAAACCCGGCAAGTCCACCCAAGCTAGCCGCTAGAAATAAAACAATATAACACCCAACTGGATACCAATTCATGATGACCAAACCTCTTTCTGAAATGCCATTCCGGCGATTAGTGCTTTTGTGACAAGCGCTCTCAGGTCACGCTCATTCATGGTGATGATTTCATCGACGTGGCCAAAGTCTAGGTTTTGAGCAAGAAAAAGCTCCATATACTCTTTAGCGTCAAGGTTTAGGTTATCGTGGGAAATTCTAATCACTGCATCGGGATCAGTTGTAAACATATATTTTCCTCCTATATCAAGATAAATCCCTATGGTTATTACTGCAAGCTAAACGCTATCATTAACTTTATCAAATCATCATTTCTAATAATTGTGGGCGGTGAAGCTTAGTTTCACTGCTACGTTGTTTTTGTACTGATACTCAAGAGCACTTACGAGCCGCCCGTGATGAATCCCTAAAATTTCCATGATGTGCCGGGTATATGAGTTTTTGGCCATGAATATAAGCCGCCGCATTCTGGCGTGGATCAGGTTGATGAGGTCATGCTTTTTCATTACTCCTGAGGCTTCAAGGCCCATGTTACCAACGTCAAATAGCTGCTTTTTGCTTTCTAGGATCTCATCTTTGAGATTGATGAAATGATTCATGTCTTCGACGTAGGTGAGAAGGATTGAACACCAAAGCGCCTTCTCGGGTGTAATGTCTTGGGGGGTGAAAACCTGCGTCCAAGCTTCATTCATTTTTTGGTAGCCTTCTTTTTTTGTTCTTTGGCTACCTTCTTTTGAAGCTCCTCAAGCTCTTCCATCGTCACGGTATAATAACCATATATTTTTAGATCCCGAGCTTTCCTTTCCATGTATTCTTTTTCTGCCTTAGTCATGAGTAGCAATCCACCTTCCCCTTGCTTGATCTACTTCGATAAATCCCTCATCCCAATCGGTGAGCTTGGTTTTTTTATGGATTCTGCGGCCTTCGAGTAAATCCTCAACCTTGAACCATATCAAGTGACTCATGCTCGAGTTGAGAATAACAAAGATCATTGGACGGTAGTGTAAAATTCTTTCTTTCCGCATGGGGAAATGAAGGGAGGCAAAAGGGCAGATAGCGCCTTTCCAATTATGCTTTACTTCAAACTCTACATAGCCCTTGAATTGATTGCCCTTAAAAGCGAGCATATCGGGCCCGTATATATCTGGATTGTCATAGAGCTCTAACCCGTATTCTAGCAGGAATGTTTTTGCGAGAACTGCTCGGGCCGGCGTGTCATTTTGATCGTATAGGGCTTGGTCAAACTTCTTCTTTTGAGCTCCGTGGTGTTGCAATGTATCCCCCTAATGTTCATGTATTTTACTCCTATACCGGTAAATCTACTTCTCAAATCACTTTACTAAACCAACAAAACACCTATCTCTAAAATTTTACTGTTATATAAGTATTTATATAATTTATGATTCAACATCATTTGATTGGCATCTAATCAAAAACACAAAGCCCGATGATTAGCCCGATGATCCCTCCAATTACTCCACCAATCCAAAAACCAAGGATTGCTAGAATCATGGGAGGAAACACAAAACAAGCAATTGAGCCAATAATGAATGTCAGCATCACTCCTTACCTTTCAACGCTTCACGGGCAATGTTACCTGCGTACCCTTTACTTGGTTCGTCTTCATCATTATAGATTCCGCTAATTGACTCCAACGCCTCCCTGAGTCGGGCGTTTTCGGCTTTCAACTGAGAAATATAATTAAGTGTAACTTCAGCTCTATGTTCATCAAATTTATCAGACCACTGAAGCCAGTCAATTGCTAACATGCTCATTATTTCACTCTCTGTTTTGGTCATTATTCTCCACCTTTCAACGCTTCACGAGCACGACGACCGCCAACATAACTTGAAGAATTATTTGGTAAAGAAACATCTTCAAATAAAATTTTAAAATCTTCTCCATTTTCTCCCCTCCAAGAGCTTGTTGAGGCATAAAACTCCAACGCCTCCCTGAGTCGAGCGTTTTCGTTTTCAAGCTTCTGGATCTTATTCATAACGCAATCGCATCCATCGTGATGTGTTGTGTGGTTTTTAATGAAAAACCGCTCCCATGCTTGTTGATAGTATTCCGTGTAATCGCTCATATATGCTCCGTGTTGTGTAATTAGATATAAATCAGGTGCAAGCATATTGCAAGCATCAAATTATCTTTTTTTACAACTCTTCTACTTCGATGGAAACATTGCCTTTTTTAGCTGCGGCCTTTTCGTGACGATATATACGCTCTAAGATCACGTCCGGGCCATCGTCTAAAATAATCCCTGCATCCTTGAGACCGTCAATACAGCTTTTAAAAGAGATCACAAGATTATCGAAATCGGGTGACTTTCCATAAGCGTATCGGACGCAAGTTAGCTTCACCCTTTTAAGGGGGCTTAGGGGCCGCTTGGATAGGCCTAGCCGATAGAAAAAAGTGCGCCATTTTTTACGCTCCCCGGCTGCCGCTGCCCAGTGGCCATAGTGGCCGTTATTGAGCTTAGGCAATCCGGGGGCGCTATAGGTGTGTTTAAACTTCAAAGGTAGAGATCCTGAGCCTCAATCCGATAATGCTTTAAATCGTTTTCTAGCCCTTCTAGGAAAGACCCTGCCATGACCACTAACGCTTTCCTTTCGTCGATTAAATCGCCTGCTAGGGCCGTTAAACACGAATGTATAGCATTGATCTGACCTTGAATCTGCGGAGGCACTACAAAGCTAACTCGATTGAGCTTGTATCCGGGCGCTAGGTACCGGTCAATGAGCTCCCGTTTAGTCTCTGGCGTATCCAAAACTTGAATGTCTAAATTTTTCATTTTTCCCCCCTCGGAATTTAAAACGGCAAATCATCATCACTCATGGTGGTGCCTGTATCAAAAACACCTACCGAATCAACACTGATAGAATCAACCTTTGCAACACGATAGACACGATCAGCGACAAAGTCAGTCGTATAAATCTTTTTACCATCTTTCTCATAGCTCCCAGACTTCACTCGACCCATCACGATCACTCGATCACCCTTTTTTAAATTGGCGTTGTACTCGGCACTTTTTCCAAACGCCTTACACGAGTGATAGTCGGTAAATTTTTTATCACCATAGCCATCCGACACGGCCAAGCGAAAATTTAGGATTGATGTTTTAGCGGATTTTAGTTCGGCATCTTGGGTGAGATTCCCAACAAACGTAAATTGATTGTTCATATATTATAGCTCCTTGGTTTTCATGCTTACACGCTTTTATAAAATCGCAAATCACTTTTTGAATACAAGTCCACCTTTTCCCCCTTTCCTTTCTCTGGAATGGGGTAGGTGTTCTAAGAAGTGCTTAGGTTGTCTTGTCTGGATTTCTAAATTCTCAAACGATTGCTTGAGCGCTTAGGATTTCAGACAAGCTTGAATCTTTCACGATCCAAGAGCCCTTGAAAGAGAGGTGTCAACTCTTTCGGCTACGCCTTAACCTTTACAGTCTTTCGGAGGCCAAATCCTCCTATAAACAATCCAAATCAAGTAGCGTTGGGCTTGGCTTTTTTCCCCTCAGTTAGGCCGCTAATCCTTGCGCCTCCTGAATCCCATTTAATCACAGGTGCCGATCCAAAGTTGTATGTGCCTGTAATTTACGCAATCCACTTGCTTAAATTGTTCACCTATCATGTCAGGTGATAGACTCTAGGGCTTAGTTTTAAAAGTTCAGCCCTAACATTCTTTGCACTTGCCTTCTGAGGTTGATTAATAGAATCTTGACTCAGAATTATTGTGGTAAATAAATCTAAACCCATCCCGTGACTACTTTGCAAGAAGGAAAACGGGATGCGGCCTTTAAAAATAAATCGATCAACATTTATAAAAAAAGAAACCCGATGACGTTTTAAGCCACCGGGTTGTTAAGCGCTTTTTGGTGCGTGGCGATTGCCACTAGCCTAGTTTACTAGCGAGGAATGTTTTTTTCAAACGCAATGATATACTCTTCAGCCCGTTTGATGAATTCAGCAATCTGTCCCGTGATTGGTGTATTCGCATCCCTCGCTCGCTTCTCAAGACTCTCAATGTATGACCCGAGTTGCTTAGGCCCCACCTCTTCCAAGGTTCTCATTTTGTACTGGCCAAAGGGGATAGTGTATTTCTTAACGGCGCTAGGATCTCCGTCATCATCGGCCGGTTGATCAGGCCTTACCGTTGGTTTGTTTCGATCCATAGCTGCCTCACCATCGTCATCAGTCTGGTAGATGCCAAGAATTGCCGATAAAGCATAGCGCCTCATATAGCTAATCGAGCTTCCAAGCGCTTGAGGGTCATTTTGCTTAGAGACCGGGAGAGCGCATGAGGTCGCAATAAATTGGCCGCTTTGGTGCATAAGAACGGTTTCAATCTCACCAATGCCCACTAGCTGAGTGACCGCTAATCCTTTGGGAGCGTAATACTCTTGAAATACACTCATCACCTGTTTTAGGTCAGCGTAAGAAGACTTAAAGAAAGGGTTTTTTGAGTCTTTATAGGCCCCATTCATTTCTACTTGTGCCGTTCCGAGGGCCTTTGCTAGTTCGTTGATTTGTTCGCTTTTATTCATGTGTCATCGCTCCTTTATTTGATTTTTACTTCTTTGGTTAAAAACATAATTACTAACGCATTAACAGAGAGCCCCATTTCTGAGGCCTTCTTTTCAAGTGCCTTTTTTAGTTCGGGTGTTAGCCGAATGTAAACCGTTGCCGTTTTCACTTAATTACCTTTCTGATCGTCCATCCGTGTTGATGGACGATTTCTTCTAAATGCTCGTGAGCATAATCTTTAAGAGAGATATAATATTCATCCACCGTCATAGGGCCGTCGCTATTTTCACGGAAATCTTTTTCGATCTCAGGGAAAAGGCCATAAGACTCAAGAGCCCAATCAATTAACGCTCCCCAAGACTCCACTGGCTCTTCATTAGATCCATCGCCTTGAGGATCAATAAGCCAATACTGAATTTTCGGGGTGTATGCTGGGTCTAGTGTGTATGTATTCATATATGCCTCTTTTAAAAGCCCCGGAATCGCATCTTGCTATCCGGGGTGTGTGTGTTGCGGGCTAAAATTTGTTTTAATCCGATAAGTAAACATTAATAGAGGTGCTAGCATAATGCAAGCGGATTTATTCTGATAATGTGTGCTAGCTTGACATAAGAGAAAATTATGGTTTAATTAACTCATGGGGTTGAATCCTAAAGCCTTACTTGACGACGCTCTTGAGCTTATTGCCCATGACCTGAAGCATATTCGGGTATTGGTCGAAGCATCAAAGCTTGACGATAAGGCCGCTCAGGATTTGGCCCGATATTCATCATCTCTACTTGCGATCTCTAAAGCTCACGAGAAGGATGACGAGGATCAATTAAAAAGCCTCTCCAAACTTCCTTATGAGGATTTGGTTAAAATGGCTGAAAAAGCGATTGGAAATTATGGAAGCGATCCAAATTCGAGTAGCAACGGAAACCGATAAGCCATTCATCTTTAGCAATTGGCTTCGTCATTACAAAAACAGATCATATTTTGCTAAGCGCATTAGAAATTCTATTTTCTACAAATGGCATCACTTGGTGATAGAAAAGATCCTAGACAGACCCAACACGCTTAGCCTGATTGCTCACCCCCCAGAAGAGCCCGAGGTAATACTCGGGTTCATGATCAGTGAGGCATGGCCTGATGGGTCTGTCATTCACTTTGTCTATATCAAGCCACAATTTAAAAAGATGGGAATTGCAAAAAAGCTTTTTGAAGCCTCTAAGCTTCAAGAAACTCAATTCTTCACGCATTGGACATTTGACGTAGATGAGCTCACGCAAAAGCTCCCCAATCTTACCTATGACCCGTACCGCATTTAAATCAGGAGGAACCATGAAAGAAGAAAAGAAGTCACCACAACCCGAGGGACGTAAAGCATTAGCCGTGAGATTCCATACCGGCGTTCATTGCCTAAACTCAGTGTTAACCTCAGTCGATGCCGCTAAAAATCAATGCTCAATCGAGTTCTTCCCTTGGGGCGTCACCATTAAGGGATCTAATACAAACAAGTTTGTTTATAGCTCAAACATCATTGACGTGACCTTTGAGCGAGAATGAGATCAAACCCGAAATTTTGCTAAAGGCAATCATAGCCCGACAATCTCGGCGCTTTGACATTGGCGCTTATTGCTTTCCTGAGCAACTTTCGTTTATAAAAGATACTTCTCGTTTCAAGACTGCTGTCTGTAGTCGGCGGTCAGGCAAAACAATCGCTTGTGCCGCCGATTTAATCGATACCGCTCTTACATTCCCGAAATCTAAAAACTTATATATCACCCTCTCCCGAGCAAACGCTAAGCGTATCCTTTGGCCTGAGCTCTTAAACATTAACGAGCAATATAAACTCATGGCTCACACCAATGAGACTGAGCTTTCTATGAGCTTTTTAAATGGCTCAATCATCTATCTCTCAGGCGCTAAAGATAAAACCGAGATCGAAAAATTTCGGGGTCTGGCGCTCAAAAAGGTTTACATTGATGAATGCCAAAGCTTCAGGGCCTATATCCAAAACCTAGTCGATGAGGTGTTATCCAAAGCCCTTTTCGATTATGCCGGAACGCTGTGTCTTATTGGGACACCGGGCCCCGTACCGACCGGGTATTTTTACGAGGCCGCCCATTCACCCAATTGGGCCCATCACGCTTGGACCTTCTTTCAAAACCCTCATATAGCCATAAAGTCCGGGATGACCCATGATCAGGTATTGCAAGAAGACCTAAACCGCACCGGGCTTACCATCCAAGACGCTACCATTCAAAGAGAGGTATTTGGGCGATGGATTACCGACTCGGACAGCCTCGTTTTCAGATATGACCCAACTCTAAACCATTACGACCGCACCCCAGATGTAGCCGGCAATTGGAGTTTTGTTATCGGTGTGGATATTGGGTTTGATGATTGTGACGCTATAGCCGTGATTGGGTGGAACGATAAACTTAAAGAATCATACCTAGTCGAAGAGTATGTGATTAACAAATCGGACATTACGACCCTTGCAAATGAGATTGAGTCTCGAATCAAAAAGTATAAGCCCCTAAAAGTGGTGATGGATACGGGCGGCCTCGGTAAAAAGATCTCTGAAGAGCTTCAAAAGCGTAGGTCTCTTCCCATTCATCCGGCTGAGAAGTCACGAAAAGTAGAATTCATTGAGCTCCTAAATGACGCTCTCAGGACAAAAAGGCTCATGGCTAAAAAGACTTCCCTTTTTGCTGAGGATTGTTTCAAAGTGGAATGGGAAGAGGGCAAGAAATATCAAAAGATTAGTGACCGGTATCACTCCGATATTACTGATGCCGTTCTTTACGCCTACCGGGAGTCACTGCATTGGCTACACAAGCCCGAACCTCCAAAACTTAAAGCCGGATCAGACGCTTGGTTTAAACAAGAAGAAGAACGCATGGAGCGAGAAGCGGAAGAGCGCTTGCAAGAACGCAGAGAAGAGGATTACTATGCTGATATGGGATGGAACTAAATGACAATCGACGAAGCAAAAAACCTTATTTTGTTTGCTAAAGGCAACGGAATCCGTAAACTAAAATTCGACAATCTCGAAATCGAATTGGAGCCCCTGACTAAAATGGTGGGTGAATCAATATCGACTGACGGAATTGGTCAGGGACAATATGTCCCCACTGAGGATGAAATGCTATTGTATTCCACTCCTCACTTTGATGAGCTTATCGCCGATAGAAAAGGGGTGTAAACCATGCAAAAGATTGATTATCAGACTCTTAATTCTCAAGGACAGCAACACGATCAGTACGTTGATAAGCAATGGTGGAAGGCCCCTAAAGATCAACGATCTCAGGCCGTTGCTAAAATCGTCAAAGCTTTGTCCCAATATGACAGCAAGCGAGAAACCCAATACCAAATTAGCGCTCGCCTTTACGCTAACCTGAATATCATGGGCCTAAACGGGCTCAGCTATTCCAAAATCGCTTCAATCCAAAACAGCCTCAAAGACCGCATCACTTTCAACGTGGTCCAAAGCGCAATTGATACCATTACCGCTAAGATTGCTAAAAACCGTCCAAAGCCCCTTTTCCTTACCTCTGGCGGTGATTACAAAATCCAACGTAAGGCCAAAAAGCTAAACAAATTCTTGGACGGGTTATTCTATGAAAACCGAGCCCACGATCTAGGCGTTGAGATATTCCGTGACGCTGCCGTTTTCGGTGACGGGTTTATCCACGTTTATGAGCACAATGGCCGTGTACGCTTCGAAAGGGTTCTACCGTCTGAGCTCTATGTCGATTGGGTAGAATCGTTCTACGGGCAACCTAGACAGCTTCACAGGGTTAAAAACATCGACCGTGAAGTTCTGATCGAGATGTTCCCTGAATACAAAGACAAGATCCTGCAAACTAACTCGGCAAGCGCTGACCTTACCGGGATGTATCAGAACGTTGCCGATCAAGTAACCGTGGTGGAATCTTGGCACCTCCCTTCAGGTCCAGACGCTACTGACGGGATTCACACCATTAACATCGAATCTTGCACCCTATTTGAAGAGAAGTACGAAAAAGACTTTTTCCCATTCGCTCACTTCTCTTGGTGCAAAAGAATGTACGGTTGGTGGGGTCAGGGAGCGGCCGAGCAACTCCAAAACATCCAACTTGAAATCAATAAAATCCTCTGGGTGATTCAACGCTCAATGCACCTTGCCGGTACCTTTAAAATATTGCTCGAAAATGGGTCATCTATCGTATCTGAAAAGATAAATAACGATATTGGCGCAATCGTTCATTATAACGGGACACCTCCACAATATGTTGTCCCTCCAATTGTGCCGGTAGAAATGTATCAGCAATTTGACCGCTTGAAGTCTATGGCGTTTGAACAAATCGGGGTATCTCAGCTATCAGCCTCTTCAATGAAACCTGCCGGGTTAAACTCAGGTAGAGCTCTCCGGGAGTACAATGATATTGAGTCCGACCGCTTCCATACGATCGGCAAGAATTATGAGAAGCTTTTCCTAGACCTCGGCAAAATTGCTATCTCCGTGGCTAAAGACATTTATTCCCGTGACGGTAAGTATCCGGTAAGGGTACCGGGCAAGAAGTTCATCGAAAAGATTGAATGGAAAGATATTGATCTCCACGAAGACGATTACGTCATGCAAATGTTTCCGGTATCTAGCCTCCCCACTGATCCCGAGGGACGCTTGCAAACCATTCAGGAATATATGCAAGCCGGTCTCATCTCTCCAAGGGCAGGCCGCCGCTTGTTAGATTTTCCGGATCTTGACCAAATCGAAGACCTTGCGAATAGCCAAGAGGATTATATTCACGAGATCCTAGAAAAGATCGTCGAGGAGGGTGTATTTACCGCTCCCGATCCATACGATAACCTCGCCCTCGCTCAAGAGCTCTCGCTTGAGTATTACAGCCGGGGCAAGTGCCAGAATCTCGAAGAGGAAAAGCTTGAACTCCTGAGACGGTTTAACGATCAGTGTATCGTATTAATTCAAAAGTCTCAGCCTCCTGCCCCCCCTATGGCACCGGGAGCGCCTCAAGCTAACCCAGTAGCTCCGCCCGTAAGTGATCTAATCCAAAACGTTCCCGGAGCTCCGATTGGATAAGGGCAAGCATGGCGTTCGGGCCGGTAACTTCAGATGGTGCGATGGATGCAACGACTTCCACGGCTTTCTATTTGTGTGCCGATATTTCAGCAATGATACAAAAAAGGTGATCGAAAAGGATGCCAAGGAATTTAAAAAGGCCATGGCAAAACAAAAGGAGAAGAAGCGATGACGAACGAAGTGCAATTAAACATCCCACAACACGAAAACCCAGTGAGCGGAGAGGTCGCCACGGCGACCGAAACCAAAGCGCCTGAACCTACCACAACTAAAGAAGACACGGCCCTAAGCCCCAAATTTGCCGCCCTCGCTAAGAAGGCTAAAGCCGCTTATCAAGCTCAAGCGCAACTCAAAGCAGAGAAGGCCTCTCTTGAAGCCAAGCGCAAGGAAATCGACGAGTTCAGCAAGTACAAGCAAGAAGCCACTAGCAATCCCCTGAAGGCTCTTGAGGCACTTGGGTGGAAATATGATGACCTCGTGAATTTTGTTTTAAACGATCAGCAACCCACCTCTGATCAAAAGCTATCCCGTGTAGAGCAACAACTCGAAGCCTTTAAACGAGAGCAAGAAGCCAAAGAGCAAGGCCGCCTTGAGCAAGAGAGACTCTCTGCACAAAAGCAATACGAAGAAACTATCGATGCCTTCAAGAGCCGGGTGAGCCAACACGTTACAAGCAACTCAGAGAAATATGAGCTCATTAACCTTCACGAAGCTCAAGACCTCATCTTTGACACCATCGAGGAATACTTTAACAAAACCAATCAAGTCATGGATATTGCTAAGGCTGCGGAATTGGTCGAAAATTATCTCGAAAACCAATTTGAGACGACCTTTCAAAAGTCTAAAAAGGTACAAAGTAAGCTTGCGCCTAAAAAAGAAGAGCCTCAGCCCCAATCTCAAAATAAGTCCACAAGCGTGAGCCTCAACAATCAAGTGAGCGCATCATCAGCCGCTCCGGGATACCTTCCACCAAAGACCGAGCAAGAACGTATACAAAGAGCTCTTGCAAAGCTTGCCGGTGGGTGACAAACTAAAATTGTTCGACACCTATGCTTCGCCCCCCTGAATCCAAGGCCGGAGGAGGGGGGGTCTAGTTAGTGTCTTTAGCTATCTGAAGTTAATGTGATGGGTCGGCTCATACCTTAGAGCCTTTTGGCGATTCTAATTTGGTGCCGGGTTATGCAACCGGATTTTAGCGATGTGTATTTGCTCAGTTAGGGCATTGCTTTATTTAACCAAATTAACCAAAAGGATCTTAAAATCATGGGACAGTATTTAGACCTATCAGCCATGAATGCCGCTCTTAAAGAGTTGTATGATGGCCAAGTTGTAGAAAACCTCGTTTACGCCGATAACCCTTTCCTCGCTATGGTGAAGAAAAATACCGATTTCGGCGGTAAGTATAAGCCAATTCCAATCATCACCGGAGCTTCTCAAGGCCGTTCTTCGACCTTCAGCAATGCTCAAGGTAACCAATCTCCAGTGCAGATTGAGTCATTCCTTCTCACTCGTGTGTCGGATTACTCAATTGCTACTATCGATAACCAAACCATGCTCGCTTCTAAGACTGACAAAATGGCTTTCTTGGAAGGTGCTAAACTCGTTATTGATGGCGCTATCCGCTCAATCACTAACTCAGTTGCTTCTGCTATTTTCCGTAGCGGAACCGGTTCTATCGGTCAGATTGCTTCAATCTCTACCTCTGGATCAGGCCCTTACATCTCCACCATCACCCTCAGCAACGTTAACGACATCGTACAGTTTGAAGTAAACATGTACCTTGTTGCTACTCTGACTGATGGCGGTTCGGCTTCTTCTGACGTTCTTCAGGTAACTAAGGTTAATCGTTCTAGCGGTGTTATCACCTGCTCTAGCGCTGCTTCTCCTTCTGCAACTTGGGCGGCTTCTAGCTTCCTCGTTGTTCAGGGTGACCTGAACCTCAAGGCAAAGGGACTCGCTGCATGGCTCCCTAAGTCTGCTCCTTCTACCGGTGACAACTTCTATGGAGTTGATCGTTCAGTAGATCCTACCCGTCTCGCAGGTGTTCGCTATGACGGTTCTGCTCAGAGCATTGAAGAAGCAATCATTGACGCTTCTGCATTGCTTGCTCGGGAAGGTGGTAAGCCAAACGTTCTTATCACTAACTTCGCTTCTTACAGCGCCCTCGAAAAGGCTCTCGGAAGCAAGGTCACCTACACCGAGCTTAAGGGCCCTGCGGAAATCGCTTTCCGTGGCATTATGATCAATGGAGCTAACAGCATGATCAAGGTATTCCCTGATCGTAACTGCCAAGCTCTTACCGGATACCTCCTTCAAATGGACACTTGGGCACTTGAAGGCCTTGGAGATGTTCCACAGATCCTTCGCTACGGCGATGGCTTGGAAATGCTCCGA